CAGAAAGTGTTGCTTTATAATAACCTAGCAAATCAGGACCTTCTACTTTAGTAAGCGTTAAAGGTGTTTGTATTCCAGCCGCATCCGCAGGATCGTTATTGTTACCAAACTGATCAGTAGCTGTTAAAGCTACAGAGCCACTTTCTGTCGCGACATAATCATATATTTGTACAAAATCACCAATAGCTATCGCTGACATTATGTTTTCAGCTGTTAGTTTAGCAGGATAAGATCTAGAAGCTTCATACCAAATATTTAAATTTAAATCTGGATCTGGCTTAGTTTCAAATATAGCTGGAGTTGCACTCGAAGGTGTTTTATCAATTCCATCTGAGCCTGCTACAGAAAAATCAGTTCCTACTCTAGTTTGCAACGTAGTATCGTTTTTAACTTTAACAAAAAACTTACCATCTCTATCAGCCGCGCTTATTGATCCATTAGCATCTCCAGTTGCACCGTTTATGAGTTTAGCAAGTGTAGGTGCTGTAGAACTTTTAGCTAAAACTTTATATTCTGCTGGAAAAAATCCATTGACAGAGTCTCCATAAGAAACACCACTGTGATCTTTTTTAAGTATTAAAGTATCACCTTCTTGAACTTTGCTTGAGTCTGCAGAGTTAAATAACAACCAAGCTTCGCCATTTGTTTCATGCTCTGAAGCGTTGTATGCTTTGTATAAAGCTAAATTATAATATTCGTTAGATGTTTCTTTTATGTAAAACTTATATGAGTCTACCCAAGTAGGCAAAACGTTTCTCATCGAAGCTTCTAGCTTTATAGTAGCCGGAGCGTAAATATTAGGTACAGCTATAGAAGAGTCTTTACTTGTTAGAACTGGTGTTTCTCTACCAAACTTATCTTTAAATACAACACCCACTTCGTATGTTCTATTACTTTTTAAAGACTCTGTGGTACCAAGAGGAAATGCAGTTGGAACTGTTTCTGTAGGCAGATATTTTAAAGCTAGATCTATTTGTATGTCTATAGATCTTCTATTAGTAGTTTCTATATTATAGCTTTGTAAATAATTTCCATATATTATTCTATTAGCAGACACAGCTTGAGCCCTTGCAACTCTAGGCACATTATCAAAGTTTCTTAAAAGTTGATTTTCTTCTATTACACTTCCAAATAAATCTTCAGTTATATCAAAAACACCTATATTGTTTAATGCGCCAGGATTTTGATGTGTACCAACTTGACCACTTCCTTGGTGTCCAAAACTTCCAGTACCAGCATGTTCAGATCTAATTCTAACTGGAGTAAAAGCTTGTGAATTTTCCAAATAAAAATCTGTTACTTTAAAGTTTTTGATAGAATATATAGAATTAGAGTTTGATAAAGCTTGTAGCAACTCAACTTCTACAACGTCTTTTGGCGCTTCTGCAGGTAAAAAATCTTTAAGCCTTATAGTTTGAATAGTATTTTCCATACCAGTGTTATAAGCTTCTGCATCGTTGTCTCCGTCAGTACTAGTATTAAAATTGTATGTTCCAGGAATAAATATAGGTTTTGTAAAAGGCGATATAGTAGAATATTCACCATCTACATATTTCCACCTGTAAGCAAATCTAGGAAATTTATCTACATATATAGATTTAGAGTTAACAGTACCAGCTCTATTACCTAAAGTAGCATGCCAAGTTGTGCTGGCGTCTGCTATAGCTTGCTCACCTACCGGAACGTTTCCAGCTGTTAGATCTGAACCACTTAAATTTGTTCTAAACACAGTACATTCAAAACTTGTAGATGTTAAATCGTTTTCATTAGGCGTAGTATTTACTATTAACTGTATACCTGTTACATTTGGAGATAAATTAGCACCGCTTGTTCCGACTAAAGTTATTAAATCACCAGGATTAAAAAGCGTAGTAGCTGGCATTTGTATAGTAACAGCGTCACCTTCAATATAACTACTCAAATTAATACTAGTAACGTCTACATTAGTATACAAAGTAGAAGTACCACCAGCTTGTGGCGTAGCAAAAGCTTCAACAGTCGGTGG